AGAAAACAAGTGTTATCGCATGCAAATACTTGACTACCAATTCCAAACCGGACCCGCCATTCTTTGGAAGTGCTGTTCATAATAGCTATTAGGACATCATATTCAGGCACGTCCGGAAACTGTACATGCGTCGCGGCTACAACTGATACAAACCGCCCGGTCAATTTGTTATCAATTGCGTAGCTTTCGTTATTCTTGTAAGCGTCTGAATCCGGCTGAATTGCATCGGTAAAGTGTTGCCAATTTGATAGATTATATCCTTGCATTGTCAACATGTCGCTTGCCATGTCAACAAGTTCAATTTGTGGAATTGCTTTATATGTCGCGGTGCTTTCAGGTTCATAACATAGGTTTAAGTGGTGACGGTCCACCGGCTTACAAATAGATTGACTTTTACCAGCGGCGTGCATCATGATTCGCGGCTCTTTAGGCTCTCGGATAACACGATCGCCGGCGACGTTTAAAGATTCGGATACGATTAGATTATTATTTACCATTGTTTTATTCTCCCGTAAATAAAGTTTTTAAAGTGTTGCAAATTCTTAAACCATTTAAGAATTGTAAACATTGTTAATTGTTTTATTTTTGTAATGAAGTTTAGAAACTCTTGAATCTAGTTTCCCGATAGTAACCGAGCCGCACAAGTATTCTTTGTAATTTTCTCGGCTATTAAAAGCATTGTGCCGCAATTCTTTTAATACCTCGTTCTCTATCTTGCGAAACTCTTTCAAGCTAATCATTAAATTGTCCATTATTTTATTCTCCCGTGAATAAAAGTTTTTCAAGTGTTTCAAATTCTTAAACCATTTAAAAATTGGAACACTTTTAAACAATAACCGAAATTAGATACAAAGTGTTGCAAGTTTAAAAAAAAAACGGTCCACTAAAAACAGACAGCTAAAAAAATGCAGCGACGCCGGACCATGCTGGCAAATTCTGGCAACGTGTACGACGTGCGGACTCGTCGCAAAATTTTAAAAATAGTCCGCACGCGTTGCGAAAATTTGCACGGGGTTACCGTCCGCTTGTTCGGTGTTGTTCGGGTTTTGATAGGCTTCGGGGGGACTAAGGACTGACGTTAATATATAACCTTCTCAAATTTTTTTGTCAAAATTAAACGGTAGTTAGAACCCGCTCAACCCATTGCCGAACCTCGTAAGGATTGTCTTTGACAAACTGACACAACGACATTTCTAGAGTCCTTATATCACGTTCAGAAAAGTTCAAACCGTACAACTCGGTAATAGCTTCTAGAACCTCATGAAAGATTGTCATATCTTTTACGATTCCAGAACTTTTATGATTTATTTTTATTATCGGAGAAGGAGAATGATGATATTCACCCATTACACGTTCTTCCAACAACGTTATACTAATTGGAACGTCTATTGGACCTATCTGTACGCTGGTTATTTCATCCATTCTTTACCCCCTTTTTCCTATACGTCAAGAGATCCAGTTTAACGGCTCTGGACGCCTCCCTACGACGTGTGCTGTAAACCGTTCTATCTCCATGTCCATAAGCTCTGATTGGCGTGTAGCAAGAGCCTCGTCCCTGTCTGCCGCCATCTGATCGCTCCAATACCGTACAGCCATTGATAACACGTCTAAACGGTCGTCATGACGTAAAGCACCGCGGTCACGAGTGATTCTGGACATTTGATGAAACAGTTGATAATGTACATCCGGGGTTTTAAAGTCCTTTTGAATCACTTTTCTATCGATTATTAAACGGTGTGAAGACGTAACTGGTTCGATTGTGTCGCAAATACGTCGTTCTTTCTGGATATTGTGTCTAACTTCTTCAATACCAACAGGGTATTCGTTGCGAAAAAACGGGGTTATGAGCTGTGTAAACATGCCACCACCGAAGTTTTCCTCGATGATTACTTGATTAACCTTTTGTCTTTTAGCAATTTCTACAAGTTTCTTTAATGTTGACTCGTCGTATCCACTCCGCAGACCACCAGCTTCTAAAACAAATAATTGTGAATTAATATTCTTTACCACCGCGTATGAAGTTTCGTCAGCACCACGTCCAGAAGGGTCAATCGCCATGACAGACCCTTGATACGGTATCCAATCGCCTTGAATCGCCATTGGTCTATAATATCTATCACCATTAAAGCCAACACATTCTAAATCACGTTCGACTAATTCTGGACTTGCTGCCCAAATAACCTTTTCAGGACCGTTATCAGGGTTTAGATTCATAACAATAAGATCAGTTAATTTTAATGGATATCTATCTTGATCACTTAAAGAGGTGTCAAGCATGAACTGCAACAAGAATCCCGAACGCCCATAAGAAGCTTCTCGCTCGGCTAGATCAATGGCGTCGAACCTTTTAGGATCTACGGGAGTATTTACAAGCTCTGAGTCTTCGTCTAAGGCGTTTGAGATACTTGGTGCAAGGTCTGTACCATATTTCGTAACCTGCTTCTTAGAAGGGAATCTAGCAGTCCATATACGGTTTTCGTACCCTCGTTCTGGAAGAACGGCGTAAATAGATTGTTCAGTTTGCGGGGTGCCTAGAAAGGTAACACGTCCTTGAGGTTTTAAAATAGCGTCAAACTCTTTGATAACCTCTGACAACTTGTCACGCATGGTTTGCGTCGCGGAGTTGTTTAAGGATTCAACGTCATCAGCAACAATAATGTCAGCACGAGATCCGGTCATCTGTCCCAACACGCCCACACTTTTTACAGACGGTGCGTGATCAGGTTCAGCGGGTCCAACGTCGAAAGAGATTTTAGAATTACGCTGTGAATCTTTTGGTCGCAGGTGCTGCAACATCTCCATATCGTTGATAAGACGTAGGGTAAATGTACTGAAATCGTCGGCACGGGTTTTAGACGCCGACACCACCAGTACATTCTTTTGTGGATCAAGTAATAACTGGTGACACACGAATGCCGACGTAATCCAAGATTTTCCAACGCCTCGAAACGCCTGTATACATTGTCGTTTAGGACCGTGTTGCAAATAATCAGCAATATCATATTGAATTGCCGTTGGTTCTGGAAGTCCTAAATGTTGCCAAGCAAGGTATAGAAAGTTCCTAAAATCTTGTATACGTTTATCCATAATTATTTTTTACGTGACTTAGCCCCGCTGCATTTCCAACGTTTTCTAGACAGGTTTAGGGGGCTGTTAGGATCCGCAGCAGCTTTTGGGTACTTCTTTTTTTGTTCTAAAGACCTTGCACAATATCCATCACCTTTTTTTGTACCGGGTTTTACACGACTGCCCCCACCTTTTGCGGGTCCAGCCTGTCCATAACTTACTTTACGGGTTCTACCAGTTTTGGGGTTTTTAACGACTTTAACTTTCGCTTTACCTTTTGCTGGTTTAGGCATTACTTTTTCTTTCTTTTCTTAGCAGTTTTAGCAGCGGCTTTAAAATTTGCAGCTGTTGGGGCACCTTTTGTACCGGGCTTTCTCATTTTCTCACCAGACCCAGCTTCAATGCGTTTTCTTTTTGCATGAATGTTTGCATACAGTCCGGGACGCTTTGCAGAAGTTTTCTTCTTTGCCATTATTTTTTACCTTTCATTTTAGGTTTTTTAGCGGTAGTTTTCTTAGGAGGTCTTCCTACTTTTGTTCCATAAGTTCCTTTTCCTCTAGGCATAGCACTTTCCTTTCTATAAAAAGTTTACTTTTGTTTCCCTTTCCAAGCTTTAGTAGACATTAAATATTCTTGGATTAAAGGGTCTTTTGACAATTTTGTCCGCAGTTTTCTAACAGCTCGTTGATAATATTCATGAGCGTGTCCTGCCGATATTACTTTATCAGTACCTTCTCGCTTTGCTAGTTGCTCAGCGACAGTTTTCCAACTGGGTAGTGAGGTATCTCGTTCTGGATAAACATCTTCTTTTTCAAATAACATTTTAATCCTTTCTGGAATCTTCAGGATCTCGCTTACCTAACCGCTCGTAGTCGGGATCAAGATCTTTCATCAATCTAATCATTGTTTCCATTCGGATTATATCATTATCTAAGATTCGTATGCGGTCTATCAACTTAACAATCATACCAAATTGTGCATCAAGTTTTGCGGACAGGGCAGATTTTAACCATGAAATCATCCACCATATTCCTGCTCCGGCACCAATAGCAGAGGCAATAGGGAATCCTACATCCTTAATAAGGACGGTGACTTCTTCCATACTTTGCATAACTTACCCCGTTATTTTAATAGGTGCATCCGGATCTTCAAAAGGCAACGTTTTAGCAAGGTTTTTTAACGGATCACTCGCTTGTTCAGAACAATCAATATTATTATCTTTTAGAAACTGTCTAATAACATTTAATTCTGACGCCGTAGCTTCTCCTGATTGCAGCCGTGCCATTAACTCTTCTGTTAACGCTTGGTGTAAAAAGTTTAATTCCATTGTTATCTCCGTTCACAGTATATGTTTAAATTTTGAGCCAATTCATATGGATTCTGTAAACTAGAACTTAAAGAAGTAGTAGCTAATGTACCTGAAGCAACGCAATGGCAAGTTGTAGGTGGACCAAATTTGTAAGTAGTGTCAGTTAAATCACCATTAATGCCATATTTATTAGCAATATAGCCTTCAATTCTTGGTATGTCGGCAGCACCGGGATCGCCATGAAAACAGCAAACTTCAGAAATAAGTCCTTGCCATCCTAAAGATGCAGTATTACCTGAAGCTCTTCTTACGCCAATATTAACAGGACTATTTTCCTGCAACGTTCCGCCTGACGTACTACTGTCGCTATCGGTTGTATCTTCAGTATCGTTTACAAACAACGCCACCGTATCATTACTATGTCGCCTAGCTCCTATCCATTTGAAATCACCATCCGACATGGCGTTATCTGCATGCCCTATGACCGTACTAGCTCCTGAATCTGATCTACCACCAAATACAACTTTTTCGTCCGCATTAATTCTTAATTCAGATTTAGAACTACTCGTATCATGACTAAACAATACTTGTTGAGTGCTACTTGCTGTTACTTTAACAAAAAATCCAAGATAAAATTCTTCATCGGCAGCAACATCCATAGGTAGATTAAACGCACTATCTCCACCATCAGCAGTTTCTGGTATTGTAAAGTGGTTGTGGTCACTTGCATCTCCCCAGTCAATCATTCTTTTACCGTTTTTTAACGTAGTAGAAACCGTTGGTTGATCCGCAGAAGTTCCTTGTTCAACTGGAAAAGCATTTTTACTAGAATCTTTCCAAACGCTCATTGAACCGCTTGTTGGTATATCTTCAGGTTTTAACCATAAATGTAAATCAGTACGATCGTTCGGTTTCCATAAAGGCATAATTATTCTCCTAAGTAAACAACAAGACTAGCACTTCCTGTACCTGCTTGAGCATACATATATGGATACAAAGTTACAACGGCAGCATCAGCGTCTGTACCGTTAGAAGCTAAAGAAGCTGTTGTGTGTAATAACACATAAGAATCGGTAGCATTGTCCATTGAACCATAAAGTTTAACCGTGCTTGCGGTTGTGTTTGTATTTTGAGCGTGAAACAATCCAGTTCTAACACCGCGTGTTTCGCCCGACATACGGGGATTAATAACTGCGGAAGCGTCTGTTGTAGTTAACTTGTTTGCTCCACCAGTTGTAAAAAATCTATGCGTAATCATTTTAATTCTCCAATTTTAAAAATCTAACTAAAAGAGATACGGCGGCTCCGACCATCGCAGCAGCACCGATTACGTAACTCTTACTTTGTTCTAAGCTACGTATACGTTTTTCTTGTCTTGCTAACTCTTCATCGACAAGTGATTGACGAGTTATTAAAGCATCTACTTTACCCTCTAGTCTACCTAGAGCCACTAATATCTCTTCGTTCATTACGTGTCTCCAACTCTTAAAAAAGTGAAGGTAGTTTCATTAACATCTGTGTTACCCATAACAAAAGCCGCTGCACTTGCATCGTGCCTAAATCTTACTTTATGAGTGTCCGTATTAACACAATCAAATAAAGTCATGCATTGAATTGTTTGACGATGGTCAGCGTGAACGTCTGTTTTAAGTGAACAATAAGCATCAGCTAAACGTGTAAATGTAGCTGGAGCGGATGTGTAATTAGCGGTTCCATAAATGTTAACACCTACATACGCCGCATCAGCAGTATTTCTTTGAACCATTGCATTACATGTAACTAAATAAATACCAGTTTGAGGAAAGTTAAAAGTGCCTATATCTGTCCCACCTGTAAAGTTAGTTTTACTTATTTCGGTACTAGTATCAATACCAGATGAAAAAGTAATAGTAGTGTTACCAGCAGTACCCGCAGTTCCTTGAGTTAATGTTAAAGCGGCTCCTGATCGTGACACAGTAATAGAACCGTTATGACCATTCGCATGTTCTACGGCTTGTTCAATATTATCAACTAAACCTTCTTTAGAAGTTTCTCCTTGAATAGCAATATGAATCGTACTATCACCACCATCAATGGCTCCGTTACTTGTACTACTATTCATAAACTTATAAGTCTTAGTTACCGGAGATCCAGCAGCGTCAATAAGAGTAATAGTTTCTCCATGCAATGCAGCAGGTATTCCACTTGTGTCTAAAATTCCAGTAATGTTTGCGGTAGCCGCAGCGGAAGATGTAGGAGGCGTAGCTGTTTTAATACCATATTGTGTTTGCGGAGCTGTTTCACAGGATTCAATACCTGTTCCAAAAAAGGCAGATCCAAATGATGTAGTTACGTCAGCGTTTAATCTCCACATTTGACACAACGTAGGACTTTCAACTACTTCAGCAGATAATCTACCGTCGGCATTAAGAACAGGAATTTTATTAGCGTTAGCACTACTAGTAGAAGTTTTTCCTGTTAACGTTGTAAAGTTTACTGTACCGGTTTGATCAGCGGTACTCGCATTTAATTGCGTGTATTGTACTTTTGTTGGCATAGTTTACTCCTTTATTATTCTGTTGGATTAGCCATGTAAGATATATTTATAAACAATTCATCGCCAGTTCTAAGAAAAGTTGATCCTTTAGATAGATTTAAATTATTAGTTTCCATTAGTCCTATACTTAATTCTTTTGTATTTTGTGTTATTTTAATTGCACCACTAATTGAAGGACCTCCCGCATCGAAAGTTCCTATTAAAGGAACAGCAGTAGTACAAGTAGTCCCAGAAAGACAAGTAAATGGAAGGTTCGTAATTTTAGCTGTTTGATTATTTTCTGAACCTGTAGCATACCCAGACGATACAAGTAAACGTCCTGTAAGAGTTACTAAACGTCCTATACGAACATATCTTATTTTAGCTCCACCAGCATTTAAAGTTATAGATGTACCATCTCCTGTTGAAAATGTGGGTACAATATGTCCTTCTGCATAGTAATCAAGGGCGGTAGCTGAAGTAATATCTGCGGAACCTAAAGCAAGTGCTGAACCATTTAATAAGTGCAAACCGTATTGACTAAAAGCTGCTTTAGTTGAGCCACTATCAAAGTTATCGTTGTTTGTACGAATTTGTAACGTACCTTCAACTGTACTACTTGCATCAGAACCATCTTGACGCAATCCATCGCAAGTAATTTGCATATTTTTATCAGATTGGGTTGTGTCTCTAAATCGCACACTAGGAGCAGCACTTTCTATTCTTACATTTCCATTCTTTACATGAAATTTCTCATCAGGAGCTGTAGTAGCGACGCCAACTTTACCGTCAGCTTTTACTCTAATTCTGTCTGCCCCTGATGTTTGTAAAGTAATATCATTAGATTCTTGATTAGCAAGGACTAATAATTCCGCAGAACTTAAACCAATTACGGCTCCGTCACTACTTGTAGTTCCAGTCGTAGAGTTGGTTAGTTGAATGTAATTCGAACTAGAATCACTAGCGTTTAAATGTAATGGATTTTGTGGGGCATTAGTACCAATACCAACTTTACCGTCAGACTTAATACGCATTTGTTCAGTATTATTAGAAATAATTCTAAGATCGTGGGCTGTGCTTGTACCTATAAATGGGTTATTAATATCCGAACCCATCTGAAGTTTACGAGTACCATCGCTAACTTGTATTATTGGAGAACCCGCACTTTCTTCAACCTCAAGTTCAAAGTCAGGACTTGTAGTACCTACGCCCACCCGGTTATTCGTAGTATCAACAAACAAAGTTCCTGAATCAATATTTACATCATCTTCAATAATATTAGAAAACACACTACGAGCAATACCCATATTTCTTACACGTGTTGCCGAACCTATGGCAGTCATGTTAGATGTAGTTTGACCTACTAACGTGAGTTTATAATATTCACCTGATTGTACAACGGTGTAGTCAGTATCAGGATGTTGCAACACTCCACCAACTTCTACAAAGAACATTTTATTATTATCAGATAAAGGTAGTGGACCTAATCCGTTAGAAGTATCTCCAAGTAGTACATAAATGTCTGTAGTTGGATCAGTTTCTTGTACCCATTTATCAGACGTAATAGACCAAGCTTGTGGAGCGGTTGTAGCAAGTGTTGTACCGTTTACTAATTTTTCATCAAAATAAGCTTTGTTAATTGCATCATTACTGTTAGTAGGATCACCAACATTTTTAATACGTTTACTTTGTGCTGTCCAATTTAAATCAGCATCGGTTGCATCTTCAGGTAGTCCCATTTTTCCAAAGTCTGCGGCTTCTTGAGCAATAAACAATACAGCTTTCATTGCATCGTCTAGGTCTTGAGCTTTTAGTACCGAACCGTTTTGGAAATCTACAACAGAGCTAAACAAGTTACTAGACCCGGTAGTTTGATCCGGCGTATTTCTAATAATCTCGACTGAATCAGTTGCAGCAGGTGTACTTGCTAGTGTAACTGTTTGAGGGTTTGCCGACGTATCTACCGACGACACGGTGACTGCACTTCCGTTAACTTTTGCACTAATATGAGAGGTGCTGATGTAATCAAAAGTAAATTGAAACACCGCTGAAGTCCCATCTGCCGACCATATGGAAGTGGAATCTAAATTGGTTATGGAGGTATGAGCCATTTTTATCTTCCTATAAGTGCCTGTAGGTTATCGAAATTAGAACCAGATCGAAGGGCTTTTCGATTCTGACGTGTAACAGTATCATCGTTTCGTAAGTCGTCAAACTCTTGCAAAGTTTGATTGTACGCTGCTCGTCGGTATTTACCAATTAATCTACGTATTAAAGCAATACGTGGACTATCGTATTCATCGGTGCTAGTACCGGCTAAAGATTGATAACGATTAGATTCTATAAGTGCTGTTAACCGCTCTCTAAGTGTTTTACCACCTAAACGTACTTCACCATGAAGTTCTGAATATCGGTCATGAGCAGATTGACCTTTGTTATTTGTATACGTAGTTAAATCAAGATTATTTTTCATAATTGACGGAGCCGTAAAACCATGCCCAAGATTTTTAAGTTCATTATAAATTACATCATCTGAAACAGTTGTGTAACTCATTGGACTTATAAAGTCTGGACCCAAAGCTCCTTGACGTTTAATAGGTTCTCCTAAAACATTACGCTTAGGTGCTAACTCTTCAGCAGCGTATGTACGATTTTTAATCGCTTCTACAATAGACCTAACTTCTCGGTAATATGGATCATCGGTTTTAGAACGTGTTTGTGACATGAATGCACCATAAGGTACAAACGATGCAATTAACGATTCCATAGTTCGTTGCCCATACTTTTCAGGTTGTGACAACGCTTGGAAAATACGTACCATACCGCTTAAATAACTTTTATTTTGTATGTTACGACTAACCGCTAAAACAGACGCTCCAATTGCCGCGTCTAATGTTTCTCTATTACGCTCGTCAGAAATGTTATAAGTTTCTACGCTATCCGCAACAATACCTAAAAACGTTGAGAATGGGTCAAAACGTTTATATGAATAATATGTTTCACCAATACGTATTGAATAAGGTTGCCAACCAGCTAATTCCATTGTTTTTCGTTGTTCTGGATCTGTTGGACCACCGCCAGTAATATTACCATTCATAACCATATACGCGGCAGCACCAAACATAGCAGCACCAGTTGCAAAACGTCCAGTAGCTTCTGCACGTAATTGCGGATTTTTTGATGCCATATCTTCAGCAAATCGTTTATGCAATTTATTACCTAGTGGGAAATACCCAGCTGCTGGTAGAAATCGTTGACCAAAGAATAACATTAAGTTTACAGGAGTTCTAACAAACGGAGTTAAGATTCGTAGATATGGATGACTGTTTACAATAGTCTGCCATTTAGCAGAAACGCCTTCTAAACCTCCAGCATCTTTATTAAGAGGTCTGGTGAACGTAGCTTCTCTAGCATAATCTAGTGCTGAATCAGCAATGTCTTTGAATCCTTCCACCGCTTCATAGTTTTCTTGCATGAAATCCTTGTGTATTCGATCGGCATCTTCTGGGGTATTAATTTTACCGGCTTGCCTTGCTTCATCAACTTTTGCTAGTGCTTGTCTATGGACATTCTGTTTAGAGAAGTGTTCACCATCCCCTACGCCTTTGTCTAAAACTGTTGTAATAGTTCTAGCGGCTTCCGCTTTTGTAATCTTTCCTGATGCAATATCCGCAGCTAGATCACGAGTAATACCAGCTCTAT